ATCATTGTCTCCAACAATCCTTACACCTTTTGCTTTGAAACCTCCTGGTAGGTTTGCGAATTGACCTGCATCCACTAGACTTCGCATAGCTGCTGTTGCAGTCATGGTTAAGTTTCCTAAAAAGTGCATGAGACCAAATCCATAGAAACTAAAGCCTGGTACGAACCTGTAATGTACAAAGTGAGAAATTTTCTCTTGGTTCTTATCTTCCTTCTTATAGTTTCTACGAATACTTAAAATTTGTTGTGACTGCTCTTCTACTGTAACAATATAAGGAAGAGCATAATCTTCTTCTATTTCTAAATAACAATGTTGTTCTAGTAATGTATACTGTGGATCATTTGATCCTGTAGGAGATAATCCAATAATAGTATCCATCTTAGAAGAAAAAGATGTAGGTTCTGGATTAGTTGCTACTGGTAATTCTATATCTCTATAGATACCTGTACGTATATCTTTTGCAATGTCTACAGGACTTCTATATATTACATGTGTATATCTATCTGCTTTACGTAGATTAGATGCATAGTAAGATACATAGAACTGATCAATAGGAACAAATTCAGATACTGGTCTTTTTAAATTAGCATCATAGTATACTTTTTTAAATGCTGATCCTATTAATGGTAAATGAAATAACATTCTTTCCATCTCATCAAAGTACTCAGGCATCTGTTCTGTTGTTTGATAGTTCATAAAGTCTTGAACTCTATTAGATTGATCTTCTCTTTCAGGAGTAGCTTTACCTACTATCTGTGTCTTTACTGGACCTGCAGGTGGGAATAACTCTTGTATAGCTTTAGCTTGAAACTTAACAGCAGATTCTATTAACATTGGATGTACAGCAGTACATGCACCTTCAAATGGTTCTGATGTTTCTTGTATCTTTAATCCTAGTAGATCAAAGCCTTTCTCAAACATAGCTTCCCAGTCAGCACGAGATTCTTTATCTGATGTATAAGTATCTATGATATTTGCTGCTACTTCTTCTTGTTCAGCATCATCTAGCTTATCTGTAATATCTCCATACCACTCTTGTAATTCTTCTTCAGCTTCCATTTCTACATTTGTTTCTGTAAAGTCTACAGTCATACCACCATCTTCTTCAGGATAAAAAGCAGGACCTTCTGCTCCTTCTTCTACAGGTTGTGGCATCTCTACTATGTTAGAAATTTCTTCTGGCATTTGTTCAAAAGGATTCTGTTCTATTGCCATTTATTTTCTCTCTCTATAATAATCTACGTTAGGATCGTATGTATACGTATAGTATAACACTATGTTATATTAAATGCAAGTTATATTATGTTAAGCTTCTTAAAAAGTTTTCTATTAAGCCACCTTGTTTTTTTTGATCTAAAGTTTTTAACACAGGAGATGTACCTTTATCATTTAAAAATAATCCTACATTTGTACTTCCTGATTCTCTCATAGTAAAACCATCATAACCTAAATCTTTTAATATAGGATGTAAATCTTCTTGTTCAATAAAATTTGCTGCTCCTTGATTAAAAAATTTATTTTCTTTAATTGATTTTAAAAACTGTTTTTCAGTTAAAGGTACGTCTCCTATATCTGGAGCACCATCATTGTATACTTTATTATTTCTTTTTACCCAAGCTTTAAATCTTTTATTTTTTAAAAGCTCATTAAATTGTTTTTCATTTGTTGGATCAAATATATTTGCATTTTCTTTAACTCTTAATGGATATGTTCTTGATCCTTTTATCTGACTTGCTTTATCAACATATAAAGAACCTGATGAGAATGTATCAGCAATTTTTGGATCTGGGGATGTAAACAAAACTCCTGTACCAGTTCTAAAACCTTCACCTTTAAATGGTTTATTCGTTCCATGATAAACTTTAAATTCTTTTCCTATAGGAAGAGATGGATAAACTTTTGGATCAAAAGCTTGTTTCTTTAAATATTTACCAACATTAGGATCTGTTATATAATCTAAAAAATCTTGTTTTTGTTTATCAGTAGGTTCAGGATAAGATTTTTTAGGAGTTACTTTCTTTGCAGCTTTTTTTGCTGTTTTACTTATATATTTAGATCCTGGAACAAACATACCTAGTAAACCTGCTGCTGCTCTAGGTATACCATAAAGATCTCCACTAAGAGTTTGCTCTACTCCTTGTTTATATTCTTGTACATCATATGCTGGTGATACTAAATCTAAACCAAATAACCCTGCTTTTTTAATATCTTCTATTGTCATATTATTTTTAGGTACTGTTTGCTTACCTGTACCATATTTTATAGAACGTAATCCTTTTTTATCTGCCATGTAAACAAACCTCAAACAATAGACAATAAATAATGATTAATGAAAAGAATAACATTTGTTTATTATATCACTAAACTCTCCAGTAAGCAACTTTCTTTTCTTTTGGTTCATCATCCCACTCAGGATCTTCTGGATGTTGTAGATGCCAAGACTCTTTCATATAATGTATAGCCATAGTCATTGCATCAACTTGGTCATCATGTGCAGCATTAGGAAAACGTAACATCTCTTCTAGTAAATCATCTGACCACTTTTTATTTTTAGGTAGCCATACTTTACCTGACTCCATCATAGGTGTAGATGCATAGACTCTTGAGACTTTATCTCTATCAGGTAGATACTCTAGTACAGGTATACCAGCTCTACGCATATCTTGTATTAATGATTGACCAGACGCTTTCTTCTCTACCATACATACGTCAGGTCTATGCTCCTGATACAATAGTTGCGTCATGCGCCTTAATTCTGGATATTCAAATCTTCCTTTAATGTTACCAAGAAGAATAAGATTCCCTTGATAGCTTTCATGTCCTTCTTCATCTTCGTTATACATAGAGAATATACCCCATGTTTGAATAACACTATAATCTGCTGTAGTTTTTGTAGAGAATGCTGTATCATATGTTTGTATTATAAAATCACAGGGTGGTGGTTCATCATACTCCCACCATTTAATCCACTTCTTCTTTATAAGACCACCTTCATCTGGTGTAGGGTCCTGCATATACAGAGCATTCCAGTATCTGCTACCATTAGATGCTTTAATCTCGTGTTCATCTATACGTAGTACTTCTTCTGGCTTCCATTCAGGAAAATAACTAGATCCTACTGGAAGATCTAGCAATTCTGCAGCTTCTTCGTCTAACCATGCAGGTATACGTACCACATCCCAAGGAATAACTTGATAATCTCCTGCATTGTCCTCTTGTTTTAGTAACCATCCACATAGATCGTCATAATGGTACCTTGTATTGATGATTAGTATAGAACCATTAGGCATAATACGTGTTCTTAGTCCTGCAGGGTACCATTCCTTAACGTATCTTCTACCTGCTTCAGAGTAGGAGTCTTCTTCTGACATGACATCATCAAGAATTGCAATATGTGCTCCTCTTCCTGCAATCTGTGATCTAACTCCAGCAGCGTAGTACTGTCCTCCTTTGTTAGTCTTCCACTTTCCTGCAGCTCGTACATCTGATCGTAGGGACACTCCTTGGAATACGTCTTGAAACTCTTCAGTATTGACAATATCCCTGACACTACGACCAAAATCACTTGATAACTGGTCACTATGGGAAACAGTAAGTATCTCATGTTCTGGATTCCTTCCTATATACCATGCTGGAAACAATTTAGAACAGATAACAGACTTAGATGACCTTGGAGGAAGGAAGACCATTAGTCTTTTAATGTCTCCTCGTTCTAATTGTAGTAATTTATCTGCTATTACTTCAATATGTTTACCCATCTTAAAGTCTGACACAAGCATTGGTGCCATTTGTTTGACAAACGTAAGAAAATCTTGTTTAGACTTCTGTTTAACTTTATACTTTAACATTAAATCTAAGTCTAACAAGTTTTCAAAGTGTGGAACAGACTCTATATGTTCTATAACTTCTATAACATTATATCCTTATTGTATATCTTTATATTTATTATTATCATATTAATAAAAACAATAATAACAAGCAATAGTATTTCTATATATTATATATAATTATACAAAACTTTTTTAAAGTTGTCAAGTCTTTTCTTATTTATTTTAAATGATTAGCTGATAGGGTTTTTTGTAAATATATGTCACCCCTATATATATATAATAGACGCACGTGAATTTTTGGGGTGGGGTAGGCCTTTTTTGTTCTATAATCCTTTATTCTGGCGTGAAAAGATACCTTACCATTATAAAGCCTTGTAAAATTTGGTTATGTTATACAATTTCTAATCCTCTTTATCTTATACAAACAGAAATCCATTATAAAACTCTTTATCCTATGGCCTTTTATATATCTTATATAATCTTAGTTAGTTAGTTCTAATAATATAAATAGTTATGTATATGATTAGTTAATAATATCTAATTGATTAGACATTATATATATTAGTTTTGTTTTCGCCTGGAAAAAAAAAATTAATAAATGAAATAAAAAAAGTTTCTAGCAGCTGAAAACATAATTTACTTTACATTTATATAATAATAGTAGTAAGCTATTTATATAGTAAGTAACATTAACAATATAAAGGAAATATACAATGATAGAGCAAGAGATAAAATATAAAGGTTTAGCAATATTACATGCATGTAGAGGGTGCTGGAGTTGGGGCGAAATAGATAAAGAGAGTGGTATATGTGAGGAGTGGTTTGAAGCTTCAAATACATTACGTGGTGCTAAAAGACAAATAAGAGAATATTTAGCAAATAAATTAAAATATCCAAACTTTTACAAAAACCAAGGGGAAATATAATGGAGCTAGAAATACAAGTTAAAACAGTTTATGGTAACGAATTAATATATCCTATTAATGACAAGGCCTTATTATTAACTAAGTTATTAAAAAAGAAAACATTTACAGTTAATGATTTAGAAATATTGCAAGAGTTAGGGTATAAGTTTAAAATTAAAGCTTATGAAGTACCAAACAATATAATATTAAATGGGAGTTTATAATATGAGTAATGGTTTTATATTTCATGAAACACAAGACATAGTATGTATTGCAACCTTTAATTCTTCTAATCCAAAAACAGGTAAAGAAGTACAAACATGGATATTATATAAACATGAAGCACCACATAGAGCGATTGATAGTGGTAAGGACAAGGCCATATGTGGTGACTGTAAACATAGAGGGCAAACATTAGATTTAGATAATGCAATTATATATTCTAATGATCTAACTAATCCTAAGAAGAAAGCACTATTAAAAAGAATAGAAGATAAAAAAGAGAAAGGTTTAAATAGTATTAATATAAATAGAACGTGTTATGTTGCTACTTT